TCGTACATTAATTTTAATGGACTATTCAAATCTCCTATTGCCCCACCTAATACTTGCATGTTTGCGGTTAACTCAATTGCTTTAGCTGGATCAAATAAATCATTTGCCACTTTAAATGTATTCTCAACGTTAAAGTTCAATGCTTGTGCTTCTTGGACCATTTTACTAAGACCATCTATACCATTTTGAAAACCGAATTGATTTAATTTATCTATATTTTTAATTAAACCTTCACTTACGTTTTTTGCATTTAAACCAAGTGAAATTGACCTTTGACCAATTCTATCTATAGCTTCTGCGGCGTCTTGTAAACCGTAACCAACGTCTCTAAATTTTTCAGTATTTTCAAGAAGTGTTTTTGTTGATTTTGTATATGCTAAAGACGCTTCAACACCTGATGTGATAGCTTGTCTGTTGTATATTGCCATCCTTCCTGAACTCTCCAACATTACTTTGGTTGCGTCCATGAAATCATCCACGTTCATACCTAATTCAGAAGCAGTTATCATCGCTTCATTTAATTCGGTCATCATTCCCTTACCAATATCACCCACAAAACCACCCGCACCCATCACTCTTTCTATTAATTGGTCCTCTATTTTCATTAGATTTCCAACACTTTGTTTTACCAACCCACCAACTGCAGTAACTAATCCGTTAGCCATCGCTAATGGATTAAATGAAGTGATACTTGTACCAACAGCACTTAGAATACCCGCAATTGTACTCGTACTTATTCTGGCACTTGTTGCTGATAATCTATCGTAATATGCCGCACCAACAGCATCTACAGACTGACCTATTACATTTTGTGCAACTGAGGTTATACCCCTAAATGGATTTGTTCCACTTGAATTTGTTGTGGATGATTGTGTATTTAATCTATCAAAAATACTATTGGCATTTTGTTTATTCACACCCAATGTAGGGTCATTTGGATTCCTTTTAAAGGTATCCCACCAATTTTTGTTTAACGAACCGTCTGTATTAAATGGACTACCACCTGGCATATATTATCTTATTTTAATAAATAGTTTATTCGTTATTTTTTGCAATTAAGGTAATAATATGATTTCTTTCATGTATGGGCATTTTCAATATATCAGAATATGAAAATCCTTTTTGAACAAGAAATATGATGGACTCTAATTGTATTCTTTTATAATCCGTAGAAAGGACGAAAAAACTCTACCCCAAAGTCAATAAATGATTTGACTATTTCTCCTGATGGGGTTTTTACTTCTATTGATAAATCGATACCTGGTTTATTTTCGTTGACAAATTTTTTGAAATCTTGTGAATCTTTGATTGGTAATTGTTGTATGAACTGATAAATTAACATCTGGTCTCTTTGACCATCTATTGATTTAATCATCATCTCTAATCTTTTTGTATTTGTTGGTACAACTAAATTATCTGATTTACTATTTTTAATTAACTCTAAATCTTTTTCTTGTTGATTAGTTAAAAATTTGAATGTTACATTCTTTTTTACATTATTCATAAAATAAGAATATTCACCATTAGAATCTGATTGTAATGTGAAATCTTTAACTTTTAATATTGATAAATCTACTTTTGTTGTAAATGGCCTATTAGTCTTTGGGTCCATTATTTCTAATTCATATTCTGTACCAAAAGCAGTGTTTCTTAAAAATATTAAGATAGCTTGTTTGTCTTCATTTAAGAGTTCATTGACATCAAAGTCTTTATCTAATATTTTTCTTTTGAGTAATTCTTCAATTACACTATCATTTTGTATCAAATTTGGTGATGTTAATATATTTTCATCTGATGCTGTTAGATACGCAACCCTCAAACTTTTTTTATTATTTTTATAAACAACACCTTGTGAAGGTAATTCAACTACATCATATGCGATTGTTGGGTCTACTGTAAATTTTTCCATAATATAAACTTATACTATAACTACCATAAAGTAAAGTTTTCATTAAAACAAAAAACCCGGTAAAATACCGGGTTTCAGAATATAATAAAAAATATTAATAAACTTGAATACATCTATCCATTCTCAATGAACATTGGATTGATGCTAAATCATCTCTTGAATAATCTAGTTCTTGGAAATTTAAGTTTGTAATGAAACATCCTTGTAAAATCCATTTTTCAACTACAACACCTGTTGGGTCCAACATTTCAAGTTCAACGTCCTTTTTATAACCTGCAGCATATCCCATACGACCTGTTACAGACTCAGCATGTAAACGGAACCACTCCATTAAAGCTTGTGATGCTGAGGGTCCAATTGGGTCTTTAAATGTTACTCTAATCTCTTCCCATGTAAATCTACCAGCTACATAAGTTGAGGTATTTAAAAACGGTATTTCTGTTGCGTTTATTTTTGCACTTGGTCTTGCTGCCGATGTTACATACCATTCATTAATACCCAATGATGATGGGAATCTAACGATAAATCGGTTTACTCTTTTCGGTTCGTATGGAACCGGCATTTTCATTAATAAATCTGCCATGTTGTATTTGTTAAGTTTTTAGTTATTTACTTTCTAATAAATATATCAGTATTGGAAATAATTTTTTTATTGGTTTTATTTGACTTTATGGTTTTTTTTTCGTAGTTTTTTACAGGCTCCAGTATCTAGTTCCAGAATAAAGTATTAATTGATAAATATTAAAATAACCAGTTCCAGTATATTCTAGTATATACTGGGTATTTTATGAATATATGTTTTTCATAAAATATGGTTCCATGTGAAACATCTTGTGTGAATCACCCTTAAGGGTGTCTCTATAAATGAAAAGGGGTCCTTTTGGACCCCTTCTTTTATTATTAATCTTCTTATTAAATGTTCTCAAAAGATGCTCCTGTTGGAGTAATAATGAACTCAACATCAATAAATTCTAAAGAACGAGTTGGTTTAATATATATTTTACCCCTCAATGTATTTGCATCAATGTCTTCTGGATCACTTGATACACTCACACGGAAATCATATAAACCTCTTTCTTTCTTAATTGATTCGAGAATTGGATTCACCAATCTTAAGAATTCTTGTCTTACTTGGTCATCGTTTTGTTCAAATAACAATCTTATTGCAACTGCAGAAATTAATTTTCTCGCTCTTAATAGTAATCTTCTTACGTTAATTCTATCAAGTGCCGATTCTCTAACCTGAAGGGTTTTGTTACCCCAAATTATAGTACCAGTATCGGAGAATGTGGCAATTGGATTGATTCTATTTTTATATAATTCGTCTCTTTCGTCAAGTGTAAGTTTCTTAAACGCTTTAATTGCATTTACTAAACCTCTTGAATAACCCGCTACCGCGAACCATGGATATGAAACATTATCTGTTAAAGCTATGTTTCTCACAACCTCACAAGTAGGTGGTAAGTATAACTGAGTGGAATTGTCAGTATCTCTTACCTGAATCCAAGGCCAATAAGTTGCTGAATAGTTAGAATCATAACCTAAATCATCTAAAGAATTTACAACTCCTTCAGCTGTAGTTTCTGATAATGGACCTGGTGAATTCATAATATAAATTGAATCTGCTCTTTCGTTTTCAACAATATCAATTGCTTGACTTGTTAAAGAACTATGGTCATTAAAGTTAATACCTGGTGTTGCAAATACATTAATATCTACAGCTTCAGGGTTTGCAAATGTTTCAATACCAGCTAAATAAGAGTAGTAATCAGAATTACCAACACTATCACTGAAAACACCACCATTTGTTGTATGTCCTGATATATATGTTTGTTTTCCAAACACATATGCATCACCGAAGGTTTTAACGTTTCTATAAATGTCCCAACCATCTCTACCACCACCAACTGAGAAAGTAAACTTACGGAAATTAATATTACTTAATTTTCCTTTATCAGTACCTTCTAAATCATATGGTGTTGTTTCATATGTAGTTCCTGTAATTGTTGATGCATTTGTTGACATATGAAAACCAGATGAAACTCCCACTGCTTCAGAACCTTTCCATTTGAATAAATCGGCGTCATATTTGTAACCAGTTTGATTAGATAAACCTAAACTTGTTTTTTTAAACTTATCACCACCTGTGTTAGTTATTGGTTCACCATTTACATCGTAGTACATTACATCACCTGAATCAAAGAATTTGGTTTTATAAAGAACACTACCTAAAGTTGTACCTGATTTAGTGAAACCTTTGAAACCTGCAGGGAATGCATTTGATGGGGCATTTGATGCCATATTCAACATAATATACCTTGAATTTAGAGTGAACTCACCATCAGACGTACCGACTTTTCTTGCCACATATCCTGATACATCAGGGTTCATTGAACATCTTGAGAATTTCTCTATTACAACCATATTATCATCAGTATCATTAAAATCACGAATTAAAATGTCAAAGTCACCAGTGTCTAAATTAATATTTGAAATTGTTATTTTAATTTCTGTATTAGCTTCTTCACCATCTGAAATTGTTAAAATTTCAAATAAATCGTCTACTTTATTACCACGAACTTCAGATACTACCATTGGTGAACCAGGTGTATTCCATTCACCTAAGAAATTGTCACCTTCTGTAACAAATACTTCAGTTAAACTTAAACCTTTTATCAAACCTTGTTGATAAGCTGATTTAAGGTAGTTAGGATATACTTCATGAACATATAATGGATATTGGAACTTATCTTTATCAAAAACACCGGTACCTAAAACTTTTGAAATATATTTTGTAGATGATAAATCTAAAGAACAATTAAATGTGAATCCTGTACTGTCGATATCAGTAACACCAATTTGGAACTCACCTAATGGATTAACCGTAATGTCATCAACAGATGTTAAAACCATAGTGTTACCGGTTACTCTATGAACCAAAAGATTAGTTACATATGAACCTCTTGATCTAAGAGCCGCGACTATTTGTCCATCGTGGTCAGAATTTGTGGTTGCAGAATATGTAAATTGTGTGGTATCAAAACGCGCATCACTCGAATTATATACAAAAAGATATGAATATACTTCGTCAGTTCCGTTTGTATATATGTTGAACCAGTTTTTATTATTATATTCACCTATTGGTGAAGTTAATGTTGTACCTGTTAAAACACTTGTTGCAGATACAGGAACCTCTCCGATGGTAAACCAATTACCTGTGTTACCTGTTGTAAAACCACTAAAATTTGAAACTATAAATGTTTCTATATCGTCACCTGTTGTTGAGGTTTTACCTGATAATTCACTATGAAATGTTCCACCTGTGATTAAAGATAATGTGGTACCACTTGTTACACCTGTTGTTTGAGTAGGAGTTTGACCTGTTGTATTTACAACCATACCACCTATGGTTTTGATACCGTATGTTTTGTAAGGTTTATAACCTGATTTACCTAATATTCTTGTTACGAATAATTGATTTGATTCTTGTAGATATGATTTTGCCACATATCCTAATTCATATTTTGGATTACCATCTCCATCTTTTTCTGGTGAAGTACCACCAAAATATGTTTTAAATTCATCAAAATCTGTGATTAGGATTGGTTCAAATGCGGGACCCTTCAAAGTCTCACCCACTAAACCTAAGGTTGTTACACCAACACTCTGTGCTACGAATGTTAAATCTTTCTCTGATGTGTAGACACCTGGAGAAACGAATACTTTGTTAGATGTTGCCATTGATTAATGTTTGGTTAATTATTTTTTTATTGTTATACTATAAATATCTTTGTTTTTATCAAAGATTTCTCAAGTTTTTCATAAAAAGATAATAAAGTATCTTTTAAGATATTTATTTATCTATGGATAAAGAAAAGATTGTAAAAAACGTAAAAATTAGTCTTAAACACCATGAAATCTTAAAAAATCATTGTGAAAAAAATGGTTTAAAAATGTATAAACTCTTAGAAAAATGGATTGAAGAGTTTTGTAAACCAAAAAAGAAAGACATTTACGGTGATGATTAATATAAATAACTAACCATAATTTTGGATCCTAATGCGGGTGTACCGAGTAAAGTAATCTCTTTACTACCTGTAATTTCATAACCAATACCTTCTTCTTCCGCCAAACCATTAATTTCAACTGCCACTACGCTATTGATAGATTGTGATGTTTCAAAAATTAATGTACTTCCGTCATAAGTGAAGGTGACCATGTCGTATTGTATTAATTTACCCGTATTGTCTAAAATAACACTATTTCTACCTTTATAGTATTGTATAGTTATTACAGAGTTAACTAAAGGTGTAACCTCAAATGATATTTTTGAAGTAAAAGCCACATGGTAATAATTGACACCCTTTATTTGTGCCAAACCATTTACTGAGACACTAAAAAGTGTACCAATACTTTCACCAACACTAAATTCGGTTTGTGACCCATCGGCTACAAATGAAACTGTAATTATGTTAACGGCCTTGTTAACATATTTCTTTCTTCCTGTTTTGTCTTTTAAAAATTCGTACATAGTAAATAATCTATTAATTGCTGGTTTAACTTGAAATTCATCACTATCTATTAAAAATCCTAATAATGTGAATTTATAATTTTGCATATAGAAACGACGACCGTCCATAGTTTCCATTGGTGTATTATCTTCAATACTATCCAAAACTATTGGAATATAGTGTCCTTTTATAGTTGTATAGTCTTGTCTAGATGAAAAATTTTGTAATATTATTTTATTAAATTTGTTTAAATCTCTAATTTTATTACAAACTATTGTAACCTCATAACTGATATCAACAGGTACAGGTTGTGGTATGGTATATATGTCAGCACCAAAAGTACTACCATTCCAAGTAGGTACAGATGCATAATACACTTGATATCTATCAGGTATTGTTCTTTGAACAGACGGATTTGAACCTGGTAAAACTTCGGGTTTTCTAATTGTAGCAATAAATGGTAATTCAACATTATCATCCTCATTCGAAAATGACCAATTATTACTAAATTCTGCCCATCTTTGTATTGTTAAAATTTTATTAATTACGGGTATTTGTTTTCCATCAGAAACAACTACTAAATTTTTTTTCACATATTCCAACATACCTCTATCCAAATCCTCATGAAGAATTGAATCAGGTAAATTGGTATCAGATTTAATTATCTTGTCCAATAATTCCTGTCTTCTCTCAGTCAATTCAGTTTTTTTATAAACTTCAATATTTGTTTTTCTTTTCGGATATCCCATTTTATACTCCTCTAAATGTTGAATCTTGTATTGGTGCACAAGTTATGTTTCGATAATATGGTTTGAAACCAAACATATTATGTTTATTATCAGATACTACTTTACCGTCATTAGTTACTTGGTAGAATCTTGTTCTTGTTTCAGACTCAGGGTAACCAATAAAATCACCATATTTAATATCAATATTCAATTCTTCCAAGTGTCTGATGTACACAGATATATTCAAATTACCTGGTTCATTATATCTAATTAATCCACCCTTATATGCACTATTTTTTGGTTCTTCAATTTTAACCAATCCGTTAAATTCTACCGGTGGATAGTACTTGATTTCATCCATACCAACCTCACCATACACATCGTCAATATCTGTTTTTTGTCTATCAACTCTATATAAAACCAATTTCATATTCAAATCACCATGTAAATATTCTTCACCCATTTTGATATGTAAATCAAAATCGTCTTGTGATAAGAATTTGGACAGTCTTGTAATTGGTAGTTTGTTATCCATATCCTTATAAATAGTTTAATGTTACGTTCTATTTAGTTATATTAGAAATATGAGTGGTATGATACCAGAAATAGAAGCTAGAGATGTTTTGGTTAGTTATGAAGGGTCTAACAATCAATTATTAGAATTTAAAAGAAAATTCGTTGATGTTAAAAATTTCAAACTAACCCGACCACAAGCTGAATATGTTTTGAAATATAAAGACACTGTACCTAAGGTTGCAAAAAAATATATCAAAATTATAAGTACGTTTGGTGAAAAAATAATGGAGGAAAGATTATTACCTATTCCCCCTGAAAAAATTTGGTGTGAAAAATTGTTATGTGAATCTGATAAAGCATTTCATATATGGGGTAAAGTTTTAGATAGTGACCAAATTAGTGCAATGTGGTTACCAAAGTCTGCAATTGTTCAAGACGAGAAAAAATTAAATCGTGTTATTGATTATAGTCCTTACAGTAATCGTCCCCCTATGGAACACCAAAAGGTTGCTATTGAGAAGTTATTGGCAAATAATAAGTTTATATTGGCTGACGATATGGGTTTGGGAAAAGCTTTAGAAAGTAATACTAAAATTTATACACCGAGTGGAACTAAAAAAATTGGTGAACTTACTGTTGGTGAAAAGGTAATTGGTTGTGATGGTAATCCCTATAATGTAACTGGTGTGTATCCACAAGGGATAAAAGATTTGTATAGAGTTACATTTAATGATGGATACTCTATTTTATGTTGTGATGAACATATTTGGTCAGTATCAACAGGTGCTAATGGTAGTAATAGTAATTTAAGAAAAACGTTAACAATTGATTTAACATTAAAACAATTATTAGATAAAGATTTACAAATAAAAAGAATTGAAGGAAAAAATAATAAGTTACAACCAACATACTACATTTCAAAAAAAGGTCAACCGAAATGGCAAATACCAATTGTTAAACCAATAAACTTTAATAATACAAATAAATTACCAATAAATTCTTATTTACTTGGGTTATTAATTGGTGACGGAGGTATTTCAGGTAAATCAATAAGATTTAGTAGTATTGACGATGAAATTATTAATTCTATAAAAGAAATAATAACTGAAGATTTAGAAATTACTAAAGTTAAAGGGGACAATTGTGATTATTCTATTGTAACTAAAATGAGAGGAAAAAATTCATTAACTAATAATTTAAAAGAATTAGGATTAATGGGATGTACTTCAATTGACAAATTTATTCCTGAAATATATAAATTCAGTAGTATTGAAGATAGGTTAGGTATATTACAAGGGTTAATGGATACTGATGGTTTTTGTAATAAATCAAGAAAAAATAATGGATTTTCAGGAACAGAATTTTGTTCAATATCTGAAAAATTAGTTGATGATGTAATTGAAATTGTACATAGTTTAGGTGGAATTGCTCGTAAATCAAGTAGAATACCAAAATACACATATAAAGGTATAAAACAAGAAGGGAAAAGAGCATATCGTGTTAACATTAAATTACAAGGTGATATGAATCCTTTTAGAATAGAAAGGAAAAAAAACTTATACAATTCACCACAAAAATATAAAGTTGGAAGATATATTAAAAATATTGAGTTAGAAAGAAAAGGCGATGCGGTATGTATATCCGTTGATTCGCCTGATAAATTATATGTTGCTGAACATTGTATTGTTACCCACAATACAACGGCCGCAGTCATTGCGTCAATGGAAAGTGGAGCTAAGAAAGTATTAATTGTTTGTCCAGCATCTCTTAAAATAAATTGGGATAGAGAGATTAAAAATTACACAGACAGAAGAGTTTTAATTGTAGAAGGTCGTAAATGGGGTTCTA